CCCCATTGCAAACTCTTCCATTTTCCAAACTCTCTTTTGAATGCGGTTGGCAGTTCTACAATTGCAAGATGGTCCAATATACATTCTGCAAGCAGAGTGCAGATAAATGTCCGTTGTTTCTTCCAACTCGAATATCGAGTGTTTGCAACGACCAGAATTACATTCTGGTTTACACGGAACCATCATTCCACTTTCTACAGTACTATGCACGCGATATGCGCACAAATAACGCGTTCGCTGCAACTCATAAGCATTCCAGTGATATGGTTCCGCTCTCTGTCCACCACCTGGCACTCGTTCTAACAACAATGAATGTCCTTCCATTCGTCCAACTCGTGCTTGAATGATGTGAAAGAATCCGCATTTACACTTATTCCAATCGTAATGGTATTCCTCAGCAAGGCTCATCTCGCCCTCTGGTTCGTTTTCCCGCAATGGTCTTGGATTTGGCTTAACATTTCCAAGCAACATTCCGGGTTTGATGTAAAAAGACATCAACGATTCCAGACGCGGTGTAAACACTATTTCCATTTCTGGAGATAAGCCATACTCAGTCTCACCATAACAACGGTACTGTCCCAGAGCAAACACACTGTTTGCCTTACGATTACTTTGGTTTCTGTGCATTTGGTACTCACCATCAACTTCATCATGAGTTTGCAACCTAATTAATTTCTTCTGCCTGGGTTGCAAATCAAGCACTTGTTGCTTTGAATAGACAACTTGCAATTGATAATCACGCGAATGATCAATAAAATTGCCAAAGCCGCAGTCTACGATTTTCTTCCGAACCCAATCGTAGTATTCCTTGGGATGGTGGCTAGCCATTTCCAAACCGCAGCGTATTCGTTGTTTAAGCAACAGTTCATTGCCAACATTAGCTTTCTTCTCCCAACGCAATTCTTTCTCAATCACGTTTGTCGGCAAGGGAAAAGTTATCACTTCACCTTCTTTTCCAAAAGATGATTTGAGGAATGTGACTTCTTCAATTGGTGATAAAGGAACCATTTCGCCATCTTTACTCGCTGGTGTCATCGTCATTCCAAACTTATTTGCATGATGCGCGATTGAAACGCGATTAAAGCTATCTGCAACATAAGGACTAACACTTCCAACGACATCGTCACCATAAGTAAGCATTGCAACATTATCACGAAAATCTGTAACTTCACCGAAGATTGTGATATATGATGTAATGCAATCCAGCATTGACGACGGAATTAAAGACATCAGTAGCAGGATTACCACTTTTGTTTCCTTGCGAACTTTCATATAAGTACGGACCCACTATAAGTAGGCTATTTCGCAAACAAGCTACCAAAGCATGCCTAGCTTTCTGGTTGAAATCGCCATAATAATGATCAGTGATACGAAGGAAAAATTCAAATAAAAATTGAGGAATTGAACCATCAAAATTTGTATAATCTTCATCAAAGCAATTTTCCTTCCATTCCAAATCTTCATAGATTTGTTTGGACGCTTGTTCTCTATCAATTCCAATAGCGTGATGCAATCTAAAGCCTCGTTTTTCTTTAAACCACGTTATGAAATGTCCAAAGTATTTTCTGAAAAGTAACGAAAAACCAAAATCTGGATTTTCAAACACTCTGGTCTTCCCGGCTTTAACT